CCCGTGGCCGTGCCGCTGCGCGCCCCATGCGCCACATGCAACGGCAGGGGCTATCTGGATAGCCTGGGAACCCCGTGCAGCAAATGCGAAGCCGAAGCCGTTGAACAGGTGAAGAAGCTCAAGGCCTGGAAAGCCGCGAAGCTGGAAGGGGGCCAGGGATGAGCGCCAAACTGACCTGCCCAGACTGCGGCAGCAAGAAAGTGGCAACGGCAGCGGAAGACCTGTTCATGGTCAACAGCGGCGAGCACTACTGCCATTCCGTCAAGGCTCACGACAGCAACGCCAGGGCCGTTTGCCTGAAGTGTCGCTGGGATGGCAAGCGCCGCGACCTTGTGCCGGCACCCAGCAAGGAAGGGGGGCAGGGATGAGCTGCTCGATTGAGAACTGCGCGGCCCCTGTCCGATGCAAGGGGCTGTGCAACAAGCATTACCACCGGCTGAAGCAAGCCCGGAAGATGAAGCCATGTGGGTGTGGTTGCGGGGAGCACACCGCGTACCGGTTCAAACACGGCCACCACACAAGACTCTTTCCGGTTGAGGAGCAATCCCGCCGAGCCCGATGCAACACCGGGGCCGCACTGCGGGACTCCGGCGAAGGCAAGACCTACCGCAAGGTGGGCCAGCGGCACGAGCACCGGGCGGTGGCCGAGGCCAAGCTGGGCCGCCCATTGACCAAGGGGGAGATCGTCCACCACATCAACGGCGACAAGCGCGACAACCGCCCCGAGAATCTTGAGGTGATGACGCAGGCCGAGCACGCCCGCATCCACATGTTGGAGCGATTGCATGGCCGCGCGTAAGTTCATCCCCCACAAATATCAAGACCTCATCATTGACTTTGAGCTCGAGCGCGAGAGGTGCGCGGTGTTCGCTGGCATGGGGCTTGGCAAGACGGTGAGCACGCTGACCATGCTTGACACTCTCGAGCTCATTGAGCCCGGCCCCACCCTCGTGCTCGCACCGCTGCGCGTGGCCGCCAGCACCTGGCCCGACGAGGCCAAGAAGTGGGACCACCTGCGCGGCACCGAGGTGTCGGCCGTGGTGGGCACGGTGGCCGAGCGGCGGGCCGCGCTGCGCCGGCCGGCCACGATCTACACGACGAACTACGAGCAATTGCCTTGGCTCGTGGAGGAGCTGGGTGACAAGTGGCCATTCACCAAGGTGGTGGCCGATGAGTCCACCAAGCTCAAGGGGTTCAGGCTGCGGCAAGGCGGCAAGCGCTCGGCCGCGCTGGCCAAGGTGGCGCACTCCAAGGTGCGCCGCTTCATCGAGCTCACCGGCACGCCCAGCCCCAACGGCCTGCAGGATCTGTGGGGCCAGGCGTGGTTCCTCGACCGCGGCGAGCGGCTGGGCCGGACCTATCAGGCTTTCATGGATCGCTGGTTCCGGGCCATCCGCGTGGGCGCCGATCCGCATGCCGTGCAATACAAGCCGCTGCCCACCGCACAAGAGCAGATTCAGGACCGCATGCGGGACATCTGCCTGAGCCTCGACGCCCGCGACTGGTTCGACATCCGCGAGCCCATCGTCACCACGGTGCGGGTAGATCTGCCGACCCGCGCCCGCGCACTCTACCGCGACATGGAGCGCGAGATGTTCATGGCACTGGATTGCGGCTCAGAGGTCGAGGCGTTCACCGCGGCCAGCCGCACCGTCAAGTGCCTGCAGCTCGCCAACGGTGCGGCCTACACCGACGACACCGCCACCACATTCGCCGAGGTGCACGACGCCAAGCTGCAGGCGCTGGAGTCCATTGTTGAGGAAGCGGCCGGCGCACCCGTCTTGGTGGCCTATCACTTCAAGTCGGACCTGGCCCGGCTGCTGCGCGCGTTCCCCCGCGGTCGCGCGCTGGACTCGGACCCGCAAACCATCCGAGATTGGAACGCCGGGAAAATCCCGCTTCTGTTCGCTCACCCTGCGTCGGCAGGTCACGGCCTCAACCTGCAGGACGGCGGCCACCACCTCGCGTTCTTCGGCCACTGGTGGAACCTCGAGGAGTTCCAGCAGATCATCGAGCGCGTGGGCCCAACGCGCCAGGCGCAGGCTGGCCACAATCGCCCGGTGTTCATCTACCACATCGTGGCCACCGACACGGTGGACGAGATGGTGATGGCCCGCCGAGAATCCAAGCGAGAGGTGCAAGACCTCCTGCTCGAAGCCATGAAACGACACCATGCAAGACGCTAAGACCCCCACCGACCTGGCCGCCGAGCGGCTCGCCGACCACAACGTGCGCCTGCGCTCGTTCCTGCTGCGCCTGCTGGACCCCGAAGACCTGGGCCTCGCGGTAACGCAGGAGGTGCGCGACGAGGCGCGCAAGCTGGTGAGCATGCCCCGCCCGACCATCAACGACATGCTGGCGCAGGTGGTCAAGGCCGGATGAGCAGCGCCTCGGCCTGGCGCCGCTTGACGAGGCCGGCCAGCACGCGGCCGCCGCCCTTGACCCACTTGGCCAGCTCGGCCGGCACCTCGGCCCACCGCCCGGCATTGACGCGTTTGCGCAGCGTGCTGGCGGCCAGCCGGCCCACGCCCAGGTTGTAGGCGAAGTCCACCAGCGCGGCCAGCCGCTCGGGCGTGTCCACCCCCGGGCACAGCCGCACCACGGCTGGCAGGTACTCGTGTACCAGCGTCCAGCGCAGCAGCGCCTCGGCGCGCTCGCGGGTGATGGCTGGATCGGTGAGCTGCACCCGCGTGCCGTCCTCGTAGCGGGTCGAGCCGTAACCGATGGTGGGGACGCCGGCACTGCACAAATATGGCCGCAGCCGCAGCCCCTCAAAATGCCGGATCATCTCGAGGGCTATTTGTTGTGCGGCCGCGGTGTCCATCACTTGCCCCGGCGTGCCAGCGAGCGGTCGGCCACGTAGATGCCCAGGATGGCACCCACCAGTTCGCGGTCCCAATCCGAGAGCACGAAGCCGTTGGCCACCACCTGAAACACCACCAGCAAGATGGCCAGCGTGGCCAGCAGTGGCCGCACGCTGCCGTTCCAGATGTCGATGAACTTGATGCCGGTGGTGCGGCCCACGTCGCTCACCGCCTGCGCCCAAGCCCCAACGTCCAGCCGGTCAAGGTCCGCATCGCGCTGCACCTCGATGGTCTTGACGCCCAGCTCGGCCTGCACGCGAATGGCCTCAAGCCCCCGGGCGTGCTGCGCGGCATCGAGCTCGGCCTGCAGCCGCAGCCGCTCGAGCTCGAGCGCATGGTCCTGGCGCTTGTTGAGGTAGGCGACAACCTCGCCGAAGATGAGCCGGAAGGCGTTGCCGCCCAGGAACGAGAGCAATGCGGAGAAGATCATGGCGAGAATTTGATGTGCGTCGCCACCCAGGTGATGGCACCGCCCAGGGCCGACGCGGCGCCCCCGACGATGAGCATGGTCCGCCACCCACCGCGGGCCTCGGCCAATGTGATGTTGATGCTGTGCAGGGTTGCCGAGAGGTCGGCGACGGTGCGCGAGAGCTGCTCAACCGTCCGGGAAAGATGGGCCACCTCGGCCTCCAATCGCGCGATGTCCTGCTGCGCTTTACCGATGTCCATGATGGGGCCTTGCAGTAGCTGATTGATGTCGCTCATTGTCGTGTCCCTCCCTCTTTTGGGGGTGTGCGTTTGTCGGGAGGATTAGAGCTCGGCGTCCGCCGTCACACTGCCAAACCAGTAAAAGTCTCCGCTCGCGGCTGAGGGGATCGTCACGCATCCACCGGCCGCACTCTGCGCGTGATAGCTCAGAGTGTCGACGTTGGACTGCACCCCCACCACCGGGGTGATGGTGGGGGCGGCGCGCATGGTGGTGCGCAGCGTGTAGGTGCTGCCCGCGGCCTGGCCCGCGCCTGTCGAAAAGCCGCGTCCGCCCATGGGCACGTTGCGCTGGAAGTAGCGATCGCACAACAGCGCCTCGACCTGGCGCGGCCGGCGATTGCCGCCCGTGACTGCCTGCTCGGAGAGCACCACGTCACCCAGGTAGAAGTTCTTTGACGTCACCGAGGTGGCCGCCGTGCGCACCTGCACGAGCAGGCCGTTGACCACGTTGCCGGTGCCAAACGGCACGTCGAGCGTGAGCGCCGTGGCCACGCCGCTGGGCACGCTCACCCCGGCCGAGCTCGCCAGCGTGGTGACGGCCGCGAAGTTGTCGGCCGTGTTGGCCGTGTACACGTCGAGGTAAACCGCCACGGCCGAACCGAAGTCATGCAGCACCGTGGCCGTGAGCCGGCCCGTGTCGCCCACCAGCGAGCGCGCAACCACCGATTCCACCCGCTGCGAGACGTAGAGGATGCCGCTGGTGTGCGAGGCCGTCACCTGCATGCAGTAGCCCGAGCCGAATGTGGTGCTTGCGGCCTGCGCCACCGTGCCGCTACACGAGGCATCGGAGTCGGCCACCCGCCAGCGGTCCAGCGTGTAGGCGCCCGCGCCAGTCGTCAGCGAGGTGCTGCCGCGCTGCGCCACTTCCATGCTGCCGTTGATGAGGCGGTTGAAGTCTCGGGCCATCGAGAGCGTCACAGGGTCCAGCAGATCCGGGGCGATGAGTTGAGTCACGGGGAGGGTCCTTTGCTGCCAAGCTGGGCGCTCACATGGGTGGCGGTCCTTCTGGTCTGGAGATGGTCCGGATGGTAGGCCCGCCCTCCTCCGTCACGTGCACCAAAGAAAAAGCCCCGCGCGCGGGCGGGGCTAGGGATCTGCGACGGGTTACAACGTCACACCATTGCAGCCGACCATCTGGACTTGCCCCGCGGGCACGTTGGTGGGCGTCGTGTTTCCGTTCATGTTCAGTCCCACCGCGGTGAGGCGGGTGAGTGTCGCGCCGTTCCGATCAATCCCCGTGGCGAAACCGGTAACCCGGCCCGGCCCCAAGAACCCGTCAGTGCTGGACCCGGCAAACTGGACCGCGATGCCCGTGCTATCAGGCCCCACCATACGCACCGTGTGGATGCCCCAAGATGTGATGCTGTCCAAGTAGATCGTGCCACTGTTGTGGCGCAGGCCGCTGGTCGTGATTTTCTGGATGTCCCACCCGCCGCAACTGCTATCGGCCTGGACCGCGCGAACCGTGACCGCCCCCGCAGATTCAAGATGCAGGTTCTCGATGCGCGAACCCGCCACGGCGGGGTTGGCCCAATGCAGCACCGGGTTGGCGGACGACCCGCCCGACCAAACCCCGTGCAGATCCACGATGTTGACCCGGCCCCGCGCTTGCAGCGCCCGGTCTGCGTGGTTGATGAGCTCAAACCGACGAATCGAAACGTCAGCGGTTGTCTCCGTCCAAAGCCCGGCATTCGCGCCCAGGTCAATGAGCCGCAGCGTGTCGATGGACACCCTGCTGCCGCTCGTTGCGCCCGCAGCGCGCAGCGCAAACTCACCTGCAGACAACCCCGCGGGATCAAGCCGCACCTCCAACAGGCCGATGGTGACGTTGCAGCGGGACGAATCTGCCACGCGATCCCCGAGGCCGATGCCGTATCGGCGCACGTTGTTGGCAAACCATGAGCCGATGTGCAGCCCTTGGTTGTTTTTGCCGAAGTACACGGACCCGGTCTCGTCAATCACGGCATGGTTCACCTCGTATCCTCGGGACCCCGCAGGGTTCTGGCTGGTGCGAAGTACCCCGATTTCCATGTCCCACACGCGATTCGTCCACAACCCCTTGACCTGCTGCGACTGGGTGGCGCCGTCCGAATCCTGCAACGTGCCCGTGTACACCCCCCGCGCGAAGCCGTCGATTCGGAGCTCACCAAAACGGTGCCCGCCGCCCGTGATGTACGCGCCGTGGTAATCGCTATCCTTGATCCAGCAGTACCCGATCTTCACGTTTGACGGGTTCCACGCATTGCCGTCAAGCGCGAGTGCGGCGTCAGTGTTGGCGCCGCTCGCGTCGTCAATGATGAGTTCCCCGATGGTGAGGTTCTTGGTGCCCACGTAGAGGTGAGCGCCGCGGCAGGTCGTGCCTGGATATGCGCTGTGCTGCGTGGTGTCGCTCTTGACCCACACGCGTTCGGCATAGCAGTCCTTGCAGTTGATTGTGCCGAAACGGTCCGTCGTGGTGAGGCGGCCCGTGATGACCACGTTTTTGATGGGCCGCTGAGACACGGCCGCGCCGTAGGACACCACGCCGGATTCGTTGTTCCCGGCCTGCGCGTAGGTGAACGTGGTGGAGTTCACCACGGTGATCGCCACGTCGTCCGTGTTGAAGTCCGTGGACCCCGCGCCGGTAACGTAGACGTTGAAAATCGCGCAGCGCTGGCCGGTGCTGTACCCGTGCGCCGACGACGTGACAACTGTCACAACCCCGGAGGCCCGCGAGATGGAGCTGATGGGGGCGGTGGTGGGCGCCGAGTCGCTGATGAGGTGGAAGACGCCCCCGATGATGGCGCCCTCCTCAAAGTGGAAACGCGCGCCAGAATACGAACTATCCAAGTTGATGCCCGTGGCGTAGTAACCCGGAGGCCAAACGACAACCTTCGTCAGAGATGCCTGAAGCATCGCCGTCCAGGCCGCCCCGCCGATCGCTTCCCAATTCGTGACGCCATCCGGCAAGATGCCGAAATCGGCGACCGATACCCGTTCGCGCTCTTTGTCTTGCACGCTGCGGCTGATGGCCCCCGCCCCCGCGGGGGTGTAACGCACAAGGTCCGCGGTGGTGTATCCCTGGGGCAGCGCCTGCTTGTATTTCACCGAGATGTTGCGAGGGTCCGCCGAACCGGCCGGAGCCGCGGGCGGCGCGCTGGTGAAAGTGAGGACCGTTCCACCGTTCCACGTGTAATCGACGCCTGCGCGCTGATCGAGGCCCCCGATGGACACGTCAAGGTTGGCCAACAGCCCCGGGTTCCCGGACAGTGCGAATTGAGTTGTGGACCCATTACCGGCAAACAGGTCCACCGCACTCGTGCCAAAAGCCACGATGCTGGCCAGCGTCACCGGGTCAATGTTCTGCAGGTTGGTGCCGGCCTCATTCCACCCGATGATTTTGTTGGAGGCCGGTGCCGGCAGCGTGGTGGTGACGCCCGCGGGCGTGCTCACCGAAACCTTGAGCGAGCGGCCCCCCTGCTCAATGAGCTGCTGCACGAGGATGGTGAGGCGGTCCAGGGCATTGGTCACCACGCGCGGAAAAAACCCGCCTTGATTGGTGAGGTCGGTGGGCTGCTTGGCATCGACGTTGCTGGTGATGGTGAGCGAGTACCCCGCGGCCAGAGCGCCACCCGTGAGCGTGACCGTGCCGCCAGGGCTTGCGTCTTGGTTGGGGTTGAGCGCGACGGTGTAATCCGTCGTCAGCGCCAGCACCGTGTCGGTGCCCAGGCTTGCGCTCGTGCGCACCACGTACACGTCCGCGGCCGTGAAGACCTTGAACGCGAACGGGAACGAGGAGGTGGTGCCGTTGCCGGTGAATGGCCCGGCCTTGCGGGTGGTGGTCGAGATGGTCATGCGCGCAGCTCCGGGATGCTGCGCGCAGGATACGGGCGGGCACACTCCTCACGTGCACCCGCCTGCGCCTTACTTCTTCTCCTGATACCCAAAGGCCACGGCGGCCGGGTTGGTCGTCTTGCCCTCGTTGATCGCCTGCACCCCGGTGATGGTGCGGTTGATCTGCGCGGCCGGCAGGCCCAGCACGCCACCCAGCAGGTTGATGGCCGCCTTGCGGAACGCGTCATCAAACTCGCCTTGGTGCACCTGCTTGGCCATGCTGCCGGTGTCAGCGATGACGCGCAGGCCAGCCGGGCCTTGGTAGTCGCGGCCCTTGTCGTTGGCCCCCGTCACCAGCTTGGCGGCCTCGGCAAACTCGCGCACCACCACCATGAGGCCCATGAGGTAGTCGAGTTGATTGGCCGCCAGCGACTTGGCCAGCTTCTCCGGGTCGTCCAGGTCATCATCCCCGGGCGTGGCCGCCTGCTTGAGGATATAGCCCAGCACGGGCGGCACCACGTAGAGCAGCAGCATGTCGGCCGCGAGCTTCGCCTTTTTGGCCGGGGTGTTGGCCGTCATGGTCTGTTGCACGCCCAGGTTCAGCGCGGTATTCATGAACGAGTAAAACACCGTGAACAGCTTGAGCGCCGGGCCGCCGCGCTCGATGGCCGCCAGGTCTTTGGTCTGGCCGCCGCCCTGCGCGTCAATCACCGCTTGGTCGGCCAGCGAGATGGCGCGCGCCTCGTCATTGCCCTCGGCAATCGCTTTCTCATAGGCACCCAGCCAGGTGGGGGTGTCCACCATCTGCTGGAATCGCATCATCAGGAAGTAGGCGCCCTGACTCAGCACGCGCTTGGTGGCGCTTTCGTCCTGCACTTGGTTGCGCAGCTCGTTGAGCTCACGGAATCGGGTGCGCGCCCGGCTGGCCATGAACTCGCTTTTGGCGTTGACCTCGCGCGCCGCGCGCACCGGGTTGGCCAGGTACTGCGCCACGCCGCGGCCCACCCAGGTGGCGCCCACGCGCACGATGGATTGTGTGATGCCCAGCGGCTGCATCAGCGCGCTCATGACGTTGAACCCCAGGCCCGCCACGCTCACCCCCTGGCGCAGGCGCGAGAGCGCCGCCTCGGCCGCGTTGGCCGCGCCTTGGTCACCCTCGGCAATGTCCGCGATCCAGCTCTTGAATTGCGCCTTGGCCTCGGGGCCGTAGTGGTTGCGGATGGCCGCGTCGATGGTCTTGGAGCGCATGAGCCGGTTGGCGTCAATCAGCCACTCATGCCAGGCCAAATCGTGGATGACGTCATTGACGCCAGAGTAAAGGCCCGAGAGCGTGTACAGCAGCGGCCGGCCGCTCACCTCCTCCACCCGGCTCTTGGTGAACGAGCGGCGAGTGGTGGCCGAGGTGTAGGCGCCTTGGAGTTGGCGCTTGGCGCCCTCGGCATCAGCATGCTCCTCGGCGCGCTGGCTGGCCTGCGGGTCGTACTTGATCGGGTAGTAGCCGCCGCGCAGCGTGAGCTCTTGGCCGTCGGCCGTGCGCACGTCCAGCGCGCGGGGCTCCACCCAGGTGGGCTCTTTGCCGTAGACGCGCCGCTCCTTGGCCGCGATCTCCGGTCGGTAGCTTTCGAAGTGGTCCCAAATGGCCTGCACCGCTTGCCACTCTGCCGAGGTGAGCGACTGCAGCACGGGCATCACCTGCTCCATCGTCCACCCCTCGCCGCCCAGCAGCCGCTGCGCGTTGCCCTCGTTGCCCATGTTCAAGGCAATGGCGATGCGCGCCTCGCGGTTGAGGCTGCGGTTGATGCTGGGGAAGAACTGCCCCTTGCCGCCCATCTTGCCCAGCTTGAACACCGGGGCCAGGATCTCGGACAGGCGCAGCGTGGCCTCGGCCCGCATGCGGGTTTCCATGTCGCCGCGCTCGTTGGCCGGGCGGATGATGTACTCCCACACCGGGCCGCCGTCCTTGCCGCCATCCATCACCCGGGCGTAAGTGGCGGTCTTGATGTGCGCGGCCCAAAAGCGCTTGAGCCCTTGCACCGCGCGGCCCGTGTTGGTGATGGGCGTGCGGGTGTCGGCCTGGCGGTCGCCTGCGTTGGCCGTGATGCTGGCGGCCATCTCGTCGCGAATGGCCTCGTACTCGCGCTGATCCTTGGCAGTGAGCAGGCGCTTTTTGAGCCGGCCCAGGTGCTCGATCTGCTTGACCGCATCGGTGAGCCCGCGGAGCTCCTCCACGGTCATGTCCTTGTAGGATTTGCGCGAGGCCTCATTGAGCAGCTCGGCCGGCACGTCGGGCTCCAGGCCCATCTCGCGCTGCGACTCCACCCACTCGGCCAGCGTGGTGCGCTTGTCGATAGCCTTGAGCGACTGGCCGGTGCGCAGGTCAAAGCGCTCGAGCAGCGTGTCGATCTGGTCCAAGTAGTCCGCGTCCAGCCCCTTGCGCGGCGCTTCGGTGTCGAACTTCTTGAGGTACTCCACCGCCTTCTTCACCTCGTCCTGCGCGTCGTAGGCGGCGCGGGTGAGGTAGGTGCTGAGGAGCTGGTTGCGCTTTTCGGCTGCGGCCTGCGCGGTGTCGCCCTTGGCGCTGGCGCTGGCTGCGGCCTTGGCCGCGCGCACCTCGGCCGCGGCGTACTGGCCCGGTCGGATGTCGCGCACCTTGAGCCGCGCGATGGCGGCCCGTGCGAACTCGCGCGCCGCCGAGGCCATCACCGTGCGCTTGCCTGCAGCCTTGGCCAGTGCGTTGGCCTCGGTGGCGATCATGCGGCCGCGGGCCTCGTTGTGGATGGCGACATCGGCAGCGCGCTCGATGGCCTCGGGCGTGGCCAGCTCGCCATGGCGCTCAAGCATGCGCAGATCGGCCAGCGCCTCGATGGCCACCTTGGGGTCGTCGGCCTGCGCCAGTGCACGGGCCAGTTCATCGCCCGAGGTGAAGCCAAAGAGCTCGGCCACGATGTCCGGGTGAATGCCCTCCTTGGCCGTCATCTTGCGGGCCTCGATGGCGTTGACCACCTCCTGCGGCAACCCCATGGCCTTGAGCTCGGCGATGTCAAAGCGCCCCGCGCTCAGGGCCTCGAGGTTCAGCCCCTCGCCGGCCCTGGCCTCGCCCTGCGCCTGGCTGTAGTCGTGCACCACCGAGTAGACGGGCGAGCCGCGCAGCTCGGAGTCAAAACGCTCTTCGAAGTCGCGGATGCCCACGCGGCCGTTCTCGTCCTGGGGCAAGTAGCCCAGCTCACCCAGCCGCTCGGCCATGGCGTCGATGGACAGGCCGCCATCCCGGCGCAGCACCGGCTTACCGAAGACGCCGCTCTGCGCCTTCTCCTTGGGGTCCACGCCCCACTGCCCCACCACCTCGTCCTTGCGCAGCCCGCCCAGCTTGGCGATGGCCGCATGCAGCGAGTCGATGGCCGGGTCCACCTTCTTGGGGTCGGACTTGGCCCGCACCCGCGGGGTGATCTTGTCGGCGGCCGAGATGCGCGCGGTGAGGAACTGCCAGGCGCGGTACACCGGCTGGCTCATCACCTCGCGGCGCGCGTCCATCTCCACCTCGGCGCGCTTGTCCTTGGCCTCGCGCTGCAGCCGCTTGATCTCGCGGCCGCGGGCATTGCGCGCCCAAGCGAGGCCACGCAGCGTGCGGGCCTGCAGATCTTGGATGGCCTCGTTGGTGGCGTCCACCCCCAGGGCTTGATAGCGCGCGAACTCCTCGGGGCTCACGCCCATCTGCTCGGCCGTCGAGAACAGCGCCAGCATGGAGCGGCCTTTCTCGGCCAGCATGATCTCCTCGTTGGTGGCCATCATGCGGTCAAAGACCTGGCGCACCTCATCGGTGAGCTGCACGTTGAGGTTCTTGATATCGCGGTAGATGTTGAGCAGCCAGGCGCGGAAACGCTGGAAGACGCCCTGCAGCTCGATGCTGGGCGCGCGGCCTTCAAAGAGGTAAGCCTCAAAGCCCCGGGCGAACTTCTCGTGGTAGCTGCGCATCTCCTCAAAGTCAAGGCTGCGCCACTCGGCCAGCGACTCCACGCCGAACCACTTGAGCAGCGCCTCGGCGTCGCCCACGATGGAGCGCTCACCCTCGGACAGCACGTTGCCCTCGGCCGCCTGCGCCATGAGCTGCTCGGCCAGCTTGAGCTGCACCTCAAGGAAGAAGTGGCCCGACTCGTGCAGGAAGGTGGAGAGGTCCGCCGCCTTGAGCAGCGTGATGGTGGAGGTGGCCGGGTTGAACATGCCCCGGTTGCCCTGGGCCTGCTGGCGCTGAAACAGCACATCCCCGTTTGCGGCGTCCAGCTCGGCCGCCAGCTTGCGCACCGCCTCGGCACGGCTTTGCTCGTTGCCCTTCTCGTACTCGGCCAGCGTGAGGCCCATGTTGGCCAGCGCGTCGCGCACGTCGGCGGCCGCGTTGCTCGGGATCACCGCGCCGCGGAACTCGCCGATGCCAACAGCGCGCTGCGGCTTGGCCTCGAAGTATTCGGTGGGCAGGTTCAGCAGATCCTGCGCGAACTGCTTGAGCTCATCCACCAGCTCGGTGGGCACGCCCTCGAACCCGTTTTCCTCGAGCGCCCGCTCAAGGCCCAGCGTGTAGCTTTCGCCGATCACCTCGGGCAGCGCCTCCCACGTGCGGCGGCCGTAGCTTGAGGATTGGCTCGGCAGGTACTTGCCCAGCTTGTCCACCAGCTCCTGGAATCGCTCCTCGTTCTTGGCAATGGCGGCGTCGGCGTCGGCCTTGGCCTGCACTTGATCGCGGCGCCCTTGGATCTCCTTGAGGTTCTTGAACCGAGTGGCGCCGCGGCTGCGCGCGTTGCCCAGGCCATAGTTGAACCCTTCAGCGTCCCGCACTGCGCGCGTCATCTCCTTCACCAAGTTGGCGAGCGTGTACTCGGCCGTGCGGCCGTTCTCCTTGGCAATGCGCTTCTCGCCCATGGCCGGCGCGAGCTGCTCGCGGACCCACTGGCGCATCTTCTCCTCGTCAATGACTTCGGAGAGCTTGGCGTCAAGGGCGGCCGTGTCCACCGCTTGCTTGGGCTGCGCCGGGGCCGCGGGCTCGGTGCCCTGCGCCTGGCGCGCTTGGTGGTCGCGCCACAGCCGCCAGATTTTGAGCAGACCCTCGTTGGTCATGTCCTGCGGCTCGCGCATCGTCACCCCGTCACCGAGGTCGGTTGTCTCCCCCTCCCCCTCGGTGAACAGCTTGATGCGGCGGTTGGCGAGCTCCACCCCTGCGGCCACGCCGTCGCCCTTGCCCTTCTCGGCTTCTTCGCCGATGAAGCGGTTGACCATCGCCACGTAGAGCTTCTGTGCGATGGCTTGCGACTCCGGCGTGCCCACCGTCACCGTCTTGCCGAAGTCCGGCATGGAAGCCAGCAGGCTGGCCAGCGGCTCCTGCGTGACGAGCGAGCCCTTGGTGGGACGGGTGTCCATGGCCTGCTGCGCCTTCATCGGCACTTGGATGTTGGCACCCAGCACCTTGGTGGCGTAGCCGTAGCGCAGCCCCAAGTCGCCAGTCACGTAGCGCACCGCGTCACCCAGCCGATTGCGCGCCAGCTCCTCGGCAACACGCGCGGGCTCGGTAGCGTAGACGCCCGCGCCGCGGGCTGCTTCCGCCAGCGGGGAGAGCGAGCCCTCCACCGCGGCGGTGTTGACCTTCACTTTGACCGAGGGGAATCGCGGACTGTAAACGTCGGCGTTGTAGATCGGATTCTTGGCCGATGGCGTGGCCATGCCTTTGTCGCCGACAAGCGAGATTTCCCCAAACCCTTGGATGGGGGCGTCCGCCCGGGTGATGGCGAGCGAGGGGGCCGGCAGTCCGCCGATCTCCAGCGCGTTGCGCAGGTTGTCCGCGTTCAGGTTGTGAGCCACGATGAGATTGCGCTGATCCTGGCCACCCTGCTGCAGCACCGGGCCGCCCGTCACGCCCTCGGCCGCCACGGTGATGGGGAAGCGCTGGGCCATCTCCTCGGGCGTGATGCCCAGCTTGGCCGCGGCCACCGCGTAGAAATTGCCCATCATGGTGGCATAGGCGCCATTGACCTCGGGCGAGAAGCGGGCCACCCGGTTGAGCTGCTCGAGCACCTGGCCCTTCACCACCTCGGCCGACGCCTTGAACTCGGCGTTGCCCTGCTTCTCGGCCATCACGCGCTCGACCTCGGCGCGCAGCTCCTCGCCCTGGGTCTGCATGAACTCCTTGGCCTGCGCGCGGCTCATGCCCTCGGGCTCGACCTTGAGGTGGTCGATGAGCGACTGGTTGAGCTCGGTGCCCGCGATGCGCGCGGTGTACTCGGCCACCGGGATGCGCAGCGTGCCGCCCGTGGCCAGTGCCTCCTGCAACTGGCCAGCCACCGACGGCGACACGGCCGCCACCTGCTCGGCCATGCCCGACTGCATGAGGTCCTTGGCGTCGATGTAAACGTCCTGCACCTCGCTGCCCTCGGCCGCCTGGGCCACGAAGCGCTCGAAGGTGTCGGCGTCGCGCGCCAGCAGCTTGCTGGCCTGCGCGGCCTTGCCGAGCTGCTCAAGCTGCGCCGCTGCGGCCTCAGCCTGCTGGGCCTTTTGCACTCGCTCGCGGATCTGCGTGCCGGCCACGCTCACCACCTCGGTCGGGGCGCCGAACATCTCGCCGGCCGCCTCGGCCAGAATCTGGCCGGGCTGCAGCTCTTGGCCTGCGGCCAGCTCGCCGCCCGCCTCGCCGGCCGCGCCCATGGCGGCCTGCACCGGCAACTGCACGCCGATGGCCGCCACCTCACGCAGCACCGGCGATGCGATGCGATCGGCCACCGCCTTGGGCAACAGGGTCTTGCTGGCCAGGCCAGCCGAGAGCGCATCAAACGCGCCCACCACCGCCGCGTGCTTGCCCGACTGCTCTACCACCTTGGTGAGAATCTCGGGGTTCTTGAGCGCGGCCTTGATCGCCTCGGGGTCGGTGGTGTTGACGCCCGAGGACTGCAGCACCTCCATCACGCTGGCCGAATAATCGGTGACCATTGACCCGGTGCCGATGGCCCCGACCGCGCCGGCCGGACCCAGCGCGATGCCCGCGGGGACGGCGGCCAGAAGGCCGGGCGCGGACTGCACCAGCGACTCGGGGCCGATGGCTGCAATGAATCGCACCGGGTCGGTCTTGATGGCCGCCCAGGCTTCGCCGAAGGTCTTGGCCCGCATCACCTTCTCGACCACCGGGGGCGCCGGGATCTTGGAGCGCTCGATGTTCAGCGCGGCGGCGCTGGCGGCCGACTCGCTCAGGGTCTGCTGCACGCGGGGCAGCACCTTGGCCTTGGTGGCTTGGTAGCTGGCCAGCGCCTGCTTGGAGTCGAACCACGGCAGCGGCGCCATGCCAATGTTGCCGTAGTCGTTGAGCACGGCCTTGGGGTCTTCGCCCGCGGCCAGCCGCTTGTCGATGTCCCCAAACGTCTTGATCCAGCCCGCTTGATTGACCACCTGCAAATTGTCCGGCAGCGCCTTGAGCGCGGGCCACCCACGTTTGAACGAGTTGAGCATGGTCTCCACCAAGCCCATGTTCTCCGCGTCATCGTGCGCGAGCTTGGCGTCCTCCACTCCGGTGAGGAATCCGGCCGTGCGGGGGAACTTCTGCGCGAGCTGGCCAAAGTCCAGCGTGCGCATCTGCGCCTGCTGCTTGACCGCCTCGGGGTTGGCGCGGGCCGATTCCACCGGCACGCCCGTGGCCGCGGCTACCTTGCGCAGCTCGGCCTCGTAGTCGGGATTGGCCTGCGAGCCCAGCATGAACCCCATGCGGGCCTGCGTGGCCGTGTCCTGGGTCTGCTTGTCCTTGAGGTATGCCGCCACGGCGGCCGAGGTGTTGGTGGTGTCGCTCATTGTTTCGCAGTCTTGAGTTGCCAGTACGCGCCCAGCACGTCCGCGTCGGTGGGCTCGGAGATGCCCGCCGCCTTGAAGTCCGCTTTGATCTTGTCGCGGATGTCGCTGGGGATGTCCCCCGCCTTCATCGTGAGCAAGCGCTCAGAGGTGCGGCTGGTGGTCATGCCCAAGAATGTATTGCGGAATGGCACCGACTTGGCGAAAAGCCCGTCGATATGCTTCTCCACCTCGCCGTCGGTGAGCTTCTTGCCGGCCTGCGCCTGCGCGTCCAGGATTGACTCGCGCACGAACTTGCGGATGGCGCCCACCCGCATGGCCTCGGCGCTGCCATCCTTGGGCGTGGGATCTAGGTTGAGCGTGCGCAGCCGATCACCTAACACCGTGTTGATGGCCGAGGTGTTGAGCTCCTGCGGGTTGTTCTTCGCGCCCGTCACCATGGCCGCGCGCTCGTTGGCAAAGTGCTTGAAGTCGGTCTCACTGAGCTGCGGGCGCAGCATGAAGAACTGCGCATCAGACAAGCCGCGCAGGTAGTTCTGATCCGTGGCGAGCTTTTGATAGAGCGCCATGTTGGTGGTGTCCTCGCCCCGTGCGATGCGCGCACCAAAGTTGAGCAGGTTGTCCATCTCCTTGGGCGGGATGGCCGAGCGCACGCTCACCGGGATGGCCGAGAACTTGCCGCCGTTCTTGACGAGCTCGCGCATGGCCTGCGCGGTGGTTTCATCCTCGCGCTGCTTGACGGCCCGGCCCATGTCATCAAACTGCCGCGTGGCCTCCTCGAGCGCCAGGCGCAGCGTGTGCGGGTCGTTCATCCCCACGCGCTGGCGCACCTCGGCATGCACCTCCTGCAGCGTGGGCCGCTGATACTGGCCGTCGCCGGCCACGTAGGCGTTGAGGTTCTTGGTGACGTAGGCTTGAGTCTCGGCCGGCATCTTGGCCAGCCAGTGCGTGCCGTCCTTCTCGGCGGCCTTGATGGCCTCCTGCAGCCGGCCCGGCCCTGCGTTGTAGGCCGCATAGGCTTTGGCGATGTCGCCGCCGTTGTCCTGCAGTTGCTTGGTGAAGTAGGCCCGGCCGATGGCCTTGTTGTACTCGGCATCGTTGCGGTAACGGTTTTCGTCCCACTTCACCCCGGCGAGCTTGGCCGCCTCGGGGCCGGTGCCCGGCATCACCTGGGCGATACCCACGGCGCCAGCCGGTGAGGTGAGCGGCTTGCCGTCCGGGCCGAACTGCCGGCCGCCCGACTCGGTGCCCAGCGCGATGTTAAAAGCCCGGTCGATGTCGCTCGTGACCATGCGCGGCGCGGCGCCCTGCACCGCCGTGGTGGCCACGCCCAGCGCGGTGCGCTGGCGCACCTCCTGCGTGATGATGCCCTGCGCGCGCAGCAGGTCGTCGGCCTCCATCTGGCCGGCGTACTTCTTGAGGTAGGCCGCCGCATAGTCCACGTCGTTGGCCTGCAGCGCAGCCGATAGCGCGACCTTGTGCGCGTTGCTGGTCATCACCTTGGTCTGCGCGTCGGCCCATTCGGCCGACTTGCCCAGCAGCCGCGCCTGATCGGCCACGGCCGCGCGGATAGACGTGATGGCGGTGTCCACTGCCTTGGGGTCGCGGTAGTTCAGCCCCACCTCGTTCATGCGATTCTTGATGGTGCCCTCCCGCACCGAGAGCGCGTACTCGCGGAACTGGTCGGCCTCGTGCTGCGTGGCGCCGGCCGTGAACGAGGTGAGCACGTTGTTGGCGGCCATGCCAAAGGCCCGCCGCTGCTCATCGTTGCCCAGGTCTTTGGCGATGGCTTCGGCCTGCTTCTTGAGCGCCTCGCCGTACTCCACGGCCAGGGGCTTGCCGTCCGGCCGCTGCAGCGCTTGCACGCCACGCTGGTTGAGATATCCCTTGTCCTTGTCGTGCGTGAGAGTGAGCTGCGCCTCCTTGAGCTTGTTGAGCGCATCGTCCACCCGCAACTGGTTGGCCTCCATCTGCACCTGTTGCATCTGGCGGTACTGCGAGTCAGCGAGCTGGCCCAGCGCCTGGCCCATCTGCGCGGCAGGCTGGCCTGGGTCGGTGGTGGGCGTGGGCGCGGCGTAGCCCGGACCGCTTTGCTGCGTCGGGGCCACTTGGAAGTTGTCATAGGTCGGAACGCGCGGCATTCATCACCCCTTGAAAATTTGCCAGGGGTCCGCGTCCTTGGGGATCGCGCCCGTTTTCTGGAGCCCCGTCCACTTGTCGCTGACGCTCGTGGCCGTGCCCAGCAGCGTGGGCATGAGTGCGCCCATCACCGTGGGGGCGCTGGCGCGGCGCATGCGCGCCTCGTTGGTGAAGTTCATGGCCTGCGTGCGATATCCGAAAGCCGAGCGCAGCGCATTGGCCGCCACGGTGTTGGCGTCAATCTCGCCCATCACGTCGGTGCTGGTGAGGATGTCGTTGGCCGTCCCTTGGCCCAGGTCCAGGCCGTTGGCCGCCAGGGCCACGCGCTGCGAGCTCTTGAGCTGCGCCGTGCGCAGCCGCACTGATTGCTCCTCGCGCTGCCCGCGCATGAGCTCGCCCTGCGCATTGCGCTCGGCCATCTGCGCGTTCAGGTCCAGCATGCTGGCCTGATAGTTGGCCGCCGCGCGCTGGGCCGACACCGATGCCACCGAACCAACGGCGTTCGTGAAGCCCGAAAGCACCGAGGGCAGCATGGCCGCGGCGCCGGGTGTCAGTGCAAGGGATGAAAGTGCTGCCATGTGGATCGCCTCAAGTTACCCCGAGGCTATCCGCTGGCGCTGCTTTCACGTGCACCGTCACCCGCCCACGGAGAACTCCACAGTGACCGACACAATGGCGAGTGGCAGGGGGTCGTTCTGCCGCACGTAGATCTGCCCGTGCTCACCCCAGGAGGGCGTCATCACCACCTCCACCTCGTCGCTCTTGAGCGCGGGCGGCGTGCCGTAGGGCTCAGTGGTGCGCTGCTTGGCCTCGGTGAGCCGGTCGGCGCTGGGTCCGACGAAGATGCCACCCGAGCGGTTGACCCTGAGCACCACCTTGTTGGCGTTCTTGGTGCGGCCCATGCCATAGGCTTGGTCCACCCCCATGGCGGGCGGGAGGGTCTGGATGTCGGCTTGGATCGGCAGGCCGACCGTCACCACGCTGGCCTCGTTGTCCAGCGTGATGGCGCCGCCCGTGACCACGCGCTGCGGATGCACCGCGCCGTCGGCCAGGATGCTCACCACCTTGCCCTCGAGGTGCGACAGGCCCGAGATGGTCGTGGCCGCCGCGCCGCGGTAGGTGAGGCCCGAGTCCACAAAGAACGCATCGGCCTGCGCGGCAAAGAGCCGCGGCGCCATCCGCTCCACGTAGCGCTTGGTCACGCCGCCCACCGTGCGCCGCACGACGGCATAGAGCCGGTCCTCCGCGCCCTCAGCGACGGCGCAGATGGACTCAAACACCCCGTCGGTGTCGTGCTGGTGCCAGGCACCTACCTGCTGCTCGGGCACGTAGGTAAGGCCCAGCAGCTTGCCGCTGGAGCTCACGAACCAGCACACCGGCTCGGGCGCCTTGCTGTAGGCCATGTCGGTGATGTCCAGCCCATCGAACAGGTGCGGTGCGCGCAGCGACAGGTCGCCCGTGATGTAGCCACTGGCCTGCCAGTTGTACGCCAGCTCGCGCACGTGGCCGCCCCGGGCCGCCGCATAGATGAGATTGTTGTTGACGATGACGGGCTGCGCGTTGTTGGCGCCCACGTAGGACTGCGGCCGCACGCTCACGCTGGTGGGCGTGATGGCGTCGGTGTTGAGACTGGTGACGCGCCACTCGGCCGCCGAGGTGAGCAGCACCAGCGTGGACAACGGCACCACGTGGCGGATGACGTTCGCCTCGCGGGCGGCCACGCGGAACGCGATGCGGTCATCATCGCGCACCGGGATAGAGTAGCTCAGGTTCGACTCGGTGCCGCTGCGCGTCATCCACAGGTTTTGCGGCTTGTTCGCCGTGCCGGCAAAGACGCGGCGCTGCTCGAAGTAGCTCACCGCGCTGGGGTACTCGCCGGCCCCGCTGAACAGAGCATCGTAGATGGGCGGCGTGCGCGAGATGTCAGCAGCGATGTTGTCGTCCACAAAGCTCGTGCTCGTGGTCTGACCAATGTAGCCGTACAGGCCCCCGCTCGACTTGTAGACCCGATAGCGGCTCGCACCGGCCACCGCGCCCCACGCGATGGTGTTGGTGGCGCCGGTCTGGAACAGGTTGTTGGTGGTGCTGGCGCCTGCAGAAGACACCGATTCGCCCAGGCCGTCCGCCGTCACTGCGGTGACGCAATAGCTGTAGGCGTAGCCTGCGCTCGGGGTGGGCCAGACTGGCGTAACCGAGCTGATTGCGGGCGCGGAAATGGGGGCCGCGAATGCGATGTCGATGAGCTGCCACGAGGTAGCGCCCAGCCGGCGCAGCTCGCGCGGCGGGTGGTTGGGGTGCACCAGCGTGAGCACGTCGGCCGACTGCACATAGTGCACGTCAAAGAGCTCGGCCTCGGTGTAGGTGTTGGCCACCTCGTAAGGCACGCCGGCCGAGAGCACCGTGGCGCCCTGGGTGTGAAAGCGGAAGTAACCCGCGCCCATCTCGATGGCGTAGGTCTGCGTGGTGCTGAAGGTGAAGGGGATGAGCCGCACGCGCTTGCTCGAATCTTTCACCTCGCGCACGAACTCAAAGCCCGGCCGGTTGGCGGCGGGTCCGTGCGGCAGGGCCAGGAAGTTGCGCATCTTGGCCGCCGCTGCGCTGTACTTGCCATCCTCGATGCGGCCGAAAGCCTCGGGCGCGATTTCCCCGCCGTTGAATGAGCTTTTGAAAATGCGGATGTTGGGCATGTCAGTCCCTCAGCGGCGAGTGATCCACGGCACGGCCGGCTGCACCTCAAGGTGCCGCTGGCTGGCGTCGGCCTGGCGGGCTTGCGCCAGCCACACCTGCATGAGCTGCATCTGCGCCTTGGCCTCGGCCTTGCCGACGTCGCCCTTGAGCAGCGGGCCCGCCAGCATGCTGGCCAGGTAGTGCGAGAGCGTGAGCACAAAGATCGGCGAGAACTTCGCCGTGTCCACCACCCGCGCGACGTAGCGGATGGCCGCCTCCTCTTGGTTGGTGTAGAGCACGTCCTGCAGGTCGTCGCCCACCTCGAGCGAGTACGGCACCTCGGTGGCCACGCCCTGCAGCGGCATGCCGGTGCTCATGGTGAAGTCATCCGTGGCCAGGCGGTGCATCACGCCCAGCACGCGCAGGCAGTCGGCCGGCTTGGCGTAGGCATGCGCCCACTGCGTCCAGTTGTTGGCCAGCTCGGCAGGCACCACGCGGCGCGTGGCGAAGTTCCAAGCGTGCATCTCCAGCAGCGCGTCGCGCGCCATCGGGTAAAAGCGCGCGCAGTGCTCGGCCTGCGCCGAGCCCTCGGGCGGCTCAAGACTGGCCACCGTCGCGGTGTCGCCCAAGTGACTGAGCGCCAGATTGCAGATCTCAACCTCTGAGGCCATTGCCCCCTCCCATCAAAAAGAAGGGGGCCGAAGGTTTCCCCACGGCCCCCTGAGCTTCGCGCTGGCTTCTGCGAAAGCGTTACACGAGGTCGGCGCCGTCCGCCTTGGCCTTGCCCTTGGCGGGCTTGGCGGTGGCTTCGGCCTCGGGCTCGATCAGGCGCAGGCTTTCGCCCAGGCGCATCTCGACTTCGCCGTCAGCGGTCTTGACCTTGGGGAACACGGTTTCAAATTCCGTGCCGGCCTTGACCACGCGCGACTCGTGCGAGATGAGCAGATCGGTGAGTGCCAGATAACGGGGCATGGTTCACCCTCCTCAGTAGACCGTGAAGCCGGACGGGTAGTTCTTGTTCACGCTCACGTCCGAGTCCGTGATGTAGCACGTGAACGCGCCAGCCGTCAGCGGGCCGGTGCCCACCGTGTACTGCACGCCCAGGTAACGCTGGCCGATGGGCAGCGAGTTCAGCACCTGGGGCGAGATGCACACGGCGATGGGCTTGCGGCCGGCCGTCAGGTCCGTTTTGGGGATGGCGTCGGTCTGCGCCACCACCGTGGGTGAAGTCAGCGAAGCCGAAGCCGAGCTGATTACCTGGAAGTTCACGGTGGCCGCGCCGGCCGCAGTGGCTGCCGTGTCCACCGTGAAGATGGCGTACAGGTCATTGCCTGCGCCCACGTCGCGGTTTTGCAGCAGGTCGATGGTGTTGGTGGACACGGCGGTGGAGGTCACCGCCTGAGCCGCCGACAGTTGGAGCAAAGCGTCAACGATCATGTTGTGCCTCCTTGGATTAAGAAACCAGGGTTTCAGCGATGCCGAGCTGGTCAACGCCGCGGACCGGAATGCCCATGAACTCGAGTTGGTTCATGGTCGTGCCGAACTGCGTGATGGCCTGCTTGATGCCCAGCGCGTTGCTGGACTTCTCCAGCGCCTGCAGCATCAGACCTTCCTGGATGGAGCGGTTGGCGTAGAACGCGGCGCGGCCCATGTTCAGGTTGGGGACGCGGGCGATGGCGCGCATCATCAGCTTGATGAGGTTGGTGGAGGCGGTGGCGGCTTGCGTGCCGGTCACGCCCACCCAATCGGACACGTCGATGTTGGCGATGCGCACGACATAGCGCCAGTCCTTGACCACCAGGCCGCAATCCCACTGGAACAGCGAGCGGGCGGCTTGATACCAGTTGCCGTTGGCATCTTGCACCGACTCCTCGCCCAGATCGCGGGTCTGCAGGCCAGCGCGCGAGCCCTTGGGGAAGGTGCCAAACACGGTCTGCTCGCCCCACACCACCAAGTAGATGGACGCGTTGTCAGAACCCGAGCCGCCGCCCAGGATCACGTTGTTGCCGTTGCCGGCCGAGGTGGACGAATAGCGCGTGGCCAGGCCGCTGAAGGTCTTGAGGTCGGTGCCCACGTTGCCGTTGAACATCTTGCCGACCATCTCCTGGCTCATGGCCTCGATGAACGGGGTTTCTTCGCTCAGGCGGAACTGCGCGGAGTTGCCATTGAGCTGCAGCAGCTTGGCGTCGATGTGGCTGCGGGCTTCCAACATGGCGCAAGGCTCGGTCACCTGCGCGGTCGTGCTCTTGGAGCTGGGCACGCCTTGGTTGTAGCCGCGCCAGTAGACGGACGGCAGGCCCGTGCGGACCGTGACCACGTGACTGGTGGGCTGGTTGGCTTCCTTCCAAACGACATCCTCGAGGATGTCGTTGGTTTGGGACAGGAGCTCGGCGATGGGGTCGATCTTCCCATCCGGGCCGAGGCGCTTGGAGTAGTCGGCCAGAGTCAACTGACCAGTTGCGAGAGTTGCCATCTATGGCCTCCTTACGGGTTCATGCCGGGGTACATGCGTTGCGCTGCGGACGCCAGCGGTGTGCTGCGTCCACCAGTCACCACGCTCGCGTCTTCGCTGATCGCCTTGCCGGCTCGGTACAACAGCCGGATCACCTCCGGATGGTTGCCCAGCCCCGACTCGTTGAGCAGCGTGCGCAGCTCAGGCGTGCCGAATTGGTCCATGGCTTTCTTCGCCACCGCCAGGTTCTCCGGCAGCTTGTCGCCGCCGAATTCCTTGTCGCTGCGCGAGGTTTCGGTCCACTCGTTTCGCATCGCTTCGAGGGCTTGGGCTTGGCGGGCCGCCATGACGGGGGCCACCTTGTCCAGCACCTTCTGGGCATCGTCTTGCGAGAGGTCCAGCTCACGGGCCGCATCGGCAAACGCGCTCATCACCTCGGTGTCGTAGGTCTGGCCGTCGCCGGCCTTGAACTCGTACTTTTCCGGGGCTTTGGGTGCCGCCTGTTGCTCGCCTTGTTGGCCTTCAGCCGGCTGGCCCTCGGCGGCTTGCTGCTCGCCTTGTGCCTGCGCCTGGCCTTGCGCCTGTGCTTGCGCCGCCTGCTCACCCACCTGGGCGGTCTGCCCTTCGGCCGTGGTGCTCGGGGCGGCTTGTGCCTGCGCTTGGCCTTCGCTGGTAGTTGCGGCCTCACTCGTCAGCATCGTGTCCATTGTTCTGTTCCTTGACCATCACCGGGTAGAGCTCAGGGCAATGCGTGTGAATGAGCGACAAGGTGCGCAATCCCTCGTTCTTGTTCCCTTCCGCGAATGCCATCTGCATCGCGTTGGTGTTGAACGAGAGCCGAAACACCCCGGCCCGGTCCAGAAGACGCCACACAATGCGGCGCCCCCGCTTGCTGCCCATGAGCCACTTGAGGTCGGCCTCCTCGGTCTGCGCTGCCAGCTTGTCGCGCAGTGCCTTGTCGGCCTGCGCGCGCTCTTGGCCGCGGATGTCGAGGGGGTCGTGTGAACTCATGGCCGCACTCTATGCGTGAGGGGGCGCGTCACGTGCACCCCCTCGCTGCGTCACATGCCGCCCGAGTTGTACCCGCTGAACATGTCGATGACGTTGGACGCGAGGTTGTCGCCGTTGGTCTGCACGTTGCCCAGCTTCTGCATGGTGTCGGCCGATTGCTGCATCTGCTCGGCCTGCTGCGCCTGCGCCTGCGCCTGCGCGCGCTGCTGGCGGACCACGGCCACCTGCTCACCGGACACGATGAGCGAGGGGTCCACGCCCAGCATGTCGGCGTATGCGTCGGCCCATGCGTCGGTGTCGAACTTGTCCAGCACGTCGGGCTTGAACTGCGCCACCGCTCCCAGGTTGCCCACGAAGCGGTCCACTGCGTTGGTGGCCACTGCGCGCTGCGCCTGCGCCAGCATGCTCACGAACTCCACCGAGAGCTCGCGGCCCTGCAGCTCCTCGGGCGGCGGCGGCACGATGCCGGCCTCCACCATCGAGTCGAAGGTCATGGTGATGAGCGGGTCCAGCAGCTCGTTGTGCAAGCGCTCGAGCACCGGGCCCAGCATGAGCAGCTTCTCCTCGTGCCGCTCGGCCACCTCGGTGGCGGTCATGCGGCTCACAGGGGTTTGCGCCAGCATGAGGAACAGATCGGCGTAGAACGTGGAGTTGATGCGCTGGCGCACGTCCTGAATGTCCATCAGCAGGTGCGACAGGTCGAGGTTCACTTCCCACGATGAGCGGATGCCGCCCGTGGGACTGGCCATGTCCACGTAGCTGGCGCCGCCTGGCAGCGTGTTGAGCTCCTTGCCCTTGAAGGACACAGGCACTTGCAGGGGCGGCCGCACCTTGTAGTCGATGCCCTGGGCCTTGCGCAGTTGCTCGTGCTGGAGCTGCTTGATGTCGCCCAGCGCTTCCATGCCGGGACTGTTGCCGTAGATGTCGCCCCCGGCCGTAGCCCAGCGAGGGCACACCGCACGGAACTGCTTAAAGCCCGACTCGCGCAAATACGTGGTGTCGTTGTCCCGGCCCATTTCGAAGTAGCACGAGGACCACGCCATGTTCTTGGCGTCGCGCTTGCTGGGGTCACGATCGGCCCGGGGCTCGATGGCGTGCGCGATGGGCACCCAGGCATCGAGCTGGCCGCGGTCGTATAGGTTGCGCACCGTGGTGCTGCAGTTCTCCGGGCCGAACTCGCGCACCATCGCGCCCACCGTGGTGTCGAACTCGCGGAACAGGGTGTTGACCTGGCCGCGGAAGTCTTGCGCAATGGCGAACTCGCCCGTGGTCACGGGGTAGTGGCGCACCACGTCCGTGAAGTCGGGCAGCACGATGGACGCGCCAGTGCCGAATGCGCCGAGCTCCTCGTACATGGAATGCAGCGCGCGGTATGTGTTGCCCTTGCTGAAGATCATGAGCATGAGCCGCTGCACGTCGGCTAGCCACTGCTTGACCGCAGCCGACTCGTCCAGGTCCGGGTCGCTCGTGGTGAGGCGGAACCACGGCCGGGCCGGGCTTGTCATGCCCGCCATGAGGCCAGCGGCCAGCGTGCGCAGCGCCCGCGTGCCGGTGGAGTCGAGGATGTTGTTGTGCTTGCGCTCGCCGCGGTTGCGGTCGTTCACGGTGAAGCGGCCGGAGCGCGGCAGCAGGTAGTCGGAGATTTCCGTCCAGTGCGCATCCCAGCTCGATCGCTCGTTCTTGAGCGCCGTCCAGCGGCGCATGAGCTGCTGCTTGGCTGTGAAGATCTCGGCCATGGGTTAGCCCCCCAGCAAGGTCTGCTTGCCAAGCTGCGTGGGGTCGCTGCTCACCCCGGCGGGGCCGGTGAGCATGGTGCCAGCGTTGCCCATGAGCGATGCGCCCGCATTGGCGCCAGCGATCTGGCCCACGTCCGGCCGCTTTTGGTTGGCCCGGTTGATGGCCTCGTCCTGTTGGCGGGCTTGCTGCTGCGCCTGTTGCTCGGCCTGCTTCATCGCGGACTTCTGCGCGTTGGCCTGCTTGATGGCCGAGCCCAGGCTGAGCATGGCCATGCCCATGGTGGCGAGAGATGAGAGTGCTGCCATGTTCATGAACTCCGCTTGATGTGTGAGCGCTCGGCGAGCAGATAGCCGAGCCGCTCGATGATGCTGCCAGCGGTGGGCTCACCGTCCACCACGAGGTCGCTGAGGACTTGCGCGTGCGCGCCGTGCACCCGCGCCCAGCGCTCGAATGCGGCGTGCAGCTTGATGGCCGCCGTGCCGCCACGGTGCTCGGCCGCCACCCACCACGCCAACTCGTTGGCCAGCCGGGCATGCGGCGCGAACCACACGGGCGAGATGGCGGCCACAAGGCCCCCAACCACTTCGCCCTCCTTCTCGGCCACCCACACGGCAGTGGGCGACTCGGTGAGCAGCGTGCCGGGCCGGATGAGCCGCTCAAGCACTTGGCGCATGGCATAGGGGTCGGGTGCCACCACCTGCGCCAGCGGCGAGAACGACAAGAAGCGCTCGCCCATGCGGGTGAGCACGTTGAGGTCGTCAGTGGTGGCCAGGCGCACGATGCACATGCGCCGCACTCTAGGGCCGGGCGGCCCCGTCACGTGCACCCGTCAGCGCATGCTGGCGTAGGGGTCATAGTCGGCCGAGCGCGCTGCGCTGCGTGCGCGTACCGCCGCCACCTTGGGCGTGTCGATGAGCGCCAGGATGTAGGCCGAGGCGGTGTCAGGCGAGTGGCCGGTGCGCTTGATGATGTCCTCGCGCCCCTCGACCTGCACGGTGAAGCCCGAGAGGCTCCACTTGGGCGCGCACAGCTCCTTGCGCAGATTGTCGTCGGGCGGCAGCTCGATGCCGGTGTTGTTGGCCGGGTCCAGTGCCTCGCGCATCTGCCACCAGAGCTGACTGCGCATGTTCATGAAACCCAACCGGCCGGACCTGTCCCGGGCTGTGGCCTTCTCGGCCACGTTGATGCCGAGCGCGGGCTGCTGGGCCGAGATGAGAAAGTCATAGGCCGAGGCACCCACGCCGATCACGTCCACGTGCTGGGGTGCGCCGTCGCGGCTGGCCGCGATCACGAGGCCAGCAGTGGCCGGGCCGTCCGGGGTTTCGGGGCCAGGGTAGCGCAGCGGCTTGTCGAACCACCAGCCATGACGGCGGGCGATCACGGTGGAGTCCTTGCCGCCCCGGGCCACGTCCACGCCCACGGAATCCATCTCGGGCTTTTGGTGCTTGTCGGTCCACCGCGCCATGGCCGCCTCCACCCAGGCCGTGGGGATCACCTGCCAAGGGTCATCAGACACGCCGGCTTGGAAGTCGCCAAACAGCATCTGAGAGCGCAGCGGCTCAGGCAGGGATTGCAGGGTGCTCATGTAGCCGCTCGCCATGTAATAGGGGTTATCCGTCAGCCTGGCCGGCACGAACGTGCGCGACTTGGGCGTGATGATCTGCTCGGGCTTGTAGTCGGCTGGGTCGAAGTCATAGCAGGGCTGGCCGTCCACCAGCACAAAGGCGTCGGGCCTGTCCACCCAGCGGTCGCGGCTCCCGCCCTGCCCGTCGGGCAGCATGGCGCAGTAGCGCAGTTCGCCCGGGGGTGTTGGGTAGAGGGGGTGCTGCTTGTCCAGCCACGGGCCGAAGAATTCGATCACCCACCGGCCTTCTGAGGTCGTCGGCGGGTTGAAGGTCATGATGACCTGGGCGTGAAGCCGGGGGTTGCTGGTCCGCGTCCAGCCCATGATGAAGCGCACCTGCTGCTCGCGCATCTCGGTCACTTCGTCGAAGATCTTTTTGTCATGGGGCCGGCCCTGCCAGCGGCGTTCATCGCCTGGGTTGTCCAGGCCGCCGAACTCGACGAGGCCGTGCGAGGGGATGCGCCAAATGGCCTTCTGTGAGTTGAACCCGTCGGTGCCGCCGAGGATCTCGGTGAGGCGCTGGATGCAGCCCTCGGTCTGCGCTTTCTCGCGGCGGATGAACAGCGCGCGCTCGCTCTTGGTGGTGATCGTGCCAGCGGCTAGGTCGGTCTTTCCGCCACCCGCCGCGCCCCCATAGCCAATGATGTCGGCGCGCGACTCGTAGGCCAGCGACTGCGGGCCTGGCAGCGGTTTCCAGATGGGCAAGCGGGCGGCCTTCTCGCGCAGCAGCAGGAGGAGACGCTCGCGTTGCGCTCGGTCATAGGAGGTCGCTGACATCATCGCCCTCGTCGGCCTGCTCAGGCTCGGGCATGGCCGGATGCTCGGGAAGCGCACTGTGCGCGATCTGCGCGGACAGTGCGGCGATCTCGGCCTCAAGGTCTTCGTTGCTCATCCCGGTGAGTTGCAGCCCGCCCGACATCTCGAGCTTTTGCGAGTCGCCGTATTTCTTCGGGGACCACTTGGCCAGCAGCTTGAGCCGAGTCTCCACCCGCAGCTTGGAGCGCTGGATGTGCTCACCGTTGAGCTTGTAGGCTTCCGAGCTTTGCCCGTTGGCCGCCATCCAGTCGTTGGTCGCGTCGTCCGCAATCTCGAGGCAACTCTCCGCGATGGCATCGGCGCCCAAGTCCCGGGCTCGCGCGAACCGTTCAGCAAACTGTGGGTAAGTCTTGATCCACGTGTAGACCGTCACCCACCCAGGCATGTGGTCATCCCGGCAGATCTGCCGCAGCGGCTCGCCGTTGGCGATGCGCTCGCAGATCTCGTCGGCGATGGTTTCGGTGTAGGTCGATTTGCGTCCCATGCCGCGCATTGAACAACCACCCTAGCCCGTCACGTGCACCACCTTGTACCTGGCCACACTCTGGCCCCGCCGCAGGCCCTTGCAGTAGTTCCGAACCGCGCTCTTGCTCACCTCGAACATGGCGGCCAGCCGCTGATAGCTGTAGCCCTCATCCCGAAGTGCAAGAAGCTGCTCGACCTCCGCATTGGTCAAAACCGCGCGCTGGTGATCCTCACCAATCCGCCGTCCTTGCGCGTTCACCGCGATTTGCACCCTCATCACCCGCCCTCCATCCAATCCGCAAAAATTTGCATGTTCCCCACCCGCCCGGTCTGTACCCCTTCATGTACCCCTTCATGTACCCCTGTTCCCCTTGTTACCCCTTAGGTTCTTATTAATTCCCCAAAGCCCCCTATATATGTCCCTTCCCACCCTATTTCTAAAGAAAGAAGGGGAACAAGGGGAACAGCCACCGCTTTTCATAGGAGAAAAGCTGTTCCCCTTCCCGTCCCCGAGATGGGGAACGGATGGGGAACTAGGGGAACAAAGAAGGGGAACACGCAGAATCCGCGGACCCATAGGCCCACACCAAGCGCCCGCCTTCCCGCACTTTTTTGCGCGCATAGCCGAGCGTGCGCAAAACTGCAGCCGCACGTAGCTCCTCCCGCCGACCAATGGCCTTGTCCTCGATGCCAAGCGCACCGCGCAGCACATCACGAACGCGCAAAAATCTGCACGCTCGCGGCGACAGATCGGTGAGCGGGTCCACCTCCTCTAGCCACTGGTCCACCCGGTCGGTCCACGGGTCCACAATCATGTGGCTGGCGTGCACCGCCTCAGCGAGCTGCTGGGCCTGCGCGTACTCCACCCCGCACAGCGCGAAACGCTCACGGGCCTCGGCCCACAATTGCAAGCGGTCCCGTGCGATGGCCGCCACGTCCACCGCCTGGGTGAGCGTCACCGGAAGCCAGCGCCGATTGCCCGTCTCGTCGGCAAGGAACTGCTCTTGATTGGTGGTGCCCACGAACACGAGCCGACGCGGGAACTGCGTGGCGAACTCCCGGAACTTGGGCACCCAGCTCTCATGCGTGCGGGTGATGAATGCCTTGATGGCCTCCATCTCCTTGGTGTGCAGGCCGCGCAACTCACCGATCTCGGCCACGAGCCGGCCGCGCATGCGCCGCGAAAGGTCGTCGTCTTTCTCATGCAGCGACACCTCGGTGAAGAAGTCAGCGGCCGGCGCCAGCGCCGCCACGCCCGTGCTCTTGCCGATGCCCTGGCCGCCCACGAGGATGGGCACCATGTCAGCCTTGCAGCCCGGCTCCATCACGCGGCCAGCCATCGCCGTCCACAGGTAGCTGCTCACCGCCCGGGTATAGGGCGAGTCCTCGGCACGGAAGTAGGCGGTGAGGAACAGGTCAATGCGCGGCGTGCCGTCCCACTCGAGGCCGTCCAGCCACACCTGCGCCGTGTCTATCTGGTTGTCCATGGCCACCATCAGCAGCGCGTCGCGCATGAGCTCCCGGCCAATGGGCTTGAAGCCCCGCCGCTCAAGCTGCACGCGCAGCCGCACCGAGTCCTCGTCCTTGAGCGGCCGCCACTGCGCCGCCGTGCCCTCGGGCGCCCACACGATCTCATCGCGGAAGGCGTCATACCGCACGTCAATGCCGCACCAGTGCGCCGCGGCGACGGCGCGGGTGAGGTTGTCGATGGTGGCCTCGATGCGGCCGGCCTTGTCCCGCTGCAGCTTGGGCGAGGGTTTGGCCTGCTCACCCGCTGGGCCGGCCGGCGCCAGGTCAAACTCATCGAGCGCAGCGATGGCGCCTTGCCCCTTGCCCTTGGCCTTGAGGCAGTGCTCGCGCCAGAGGTAGAGCATGGCGCGGTCGTGGTCCTGGCGGCGGTGGTCCAGCGCCACGGCCATGGCGTGCTCGTTGGTGGCCAGCACCGAGAGCACCGAGGCGTCGTCCAGACCCGCGGCGTAAAGCGCCACGCCAGCGGCGTGCAGCGTGCCCGAGCGGTCCCCGTCCACCTCACCAGTCTCGAGAAACGCACGCACCCGGGCAGGTAGCGCCAAGCCCTCGAAGGTGAGCCCCTCGGCCACGTCGGGCATGGTGAGGTCGATGACCTCGGCGCGCTCGCGCTTCTTGGCGTACTGCGCCGTGAGGTCTTCCAGCGCGAAGGGGTCCAGCAGCGCCAGCTCGGCCGGCGTGCCCGCGACGTGGTGGCCGGTGAGGGTGAGGAATCGGGGCTCGTGGCCCGCGTAGACCTCGATTCCCACATCATGGTTGGTCCAGTCGAACTCAAGCGACCCCAGGCCCACGATGCGCAGGCCGCGGCCCGAGGGGCTCACTTCGGTGTAGCTGGGCAGCATCTCCATCACCACCTGCGCGAAGCCCGAGGGGTTGCCGGCCTCGTCCAAGCAGTTGTCGATGTCGATGCCCACCACGCCGGCCTCGGCCGCGATGCCGGTGAGACAAAGGCCCGCGCCGTGCAGCACGCCAGGGTGCTTGGCCAGGGCCGCCAGGGTCTGCTCGAACGAGCCCCAGCGGGCCGGCTTGACGGTCGAGAGGCCATACTGAGGGTCGCGGGGCTGGCGCGGGATCTTGTCCCACTTCTCCCGCCGCGCGTTCCAGACCGCCGCCCACGGCGCCCACCGCTTGAGTGCGCGCAGCTCGGCCGGGATCAGCGCGCCCGACTGCGCCAAGCGCAGCAGGCCATCGGCGCCAGGCGCGCCGGATTGTGTTGTTGAAGCCATTGCGATCATGTTGTTGGTTTGGGTGGAGGGTCAAAGGCTCATGCGTCAACCCCCAGCGCATCGCCCGCGCCCACGAGGTCGCGCAGCATGGGCTTGACCAGCAGCACCCGGTCCACACCGGTGTGCAGCTCAATCTCACGGGCGCGCTGCACCGGCACCCACCCGCGGGTGCGCCAGATGGAGATGGCCTGCTGCTTGACGCCCAGCAGTGCCGCGAGCTTGGTCTGCGAGCCGACCGCGGCGATGGCGGCGTCCACCGCGTTGGGCACGCGCGGCTGGCGCGGCTCCACCTGGCGGCGCTGCTGGCGCTGGCGGGTCTTGGTGCGGCTGGCCGCCTCGGAAGTCGCCCGCATGCGGGCCGGGGTGATCTTGGTTTGCATGATTTAAAACTAAGTGGTTGTAAAGACGGCACAACTATACAACCACCACAACCACTTGCACAACCACCCCGGTCCCCCGGACAGGCACTAGCAGCACGCCAGCCAAACAGCCGAGCCCGCAACCGCGGGCTTTTTGTTTCCCGGCCCAACAACTTAGGGTTTCCCCTAGGTTGTAGTCACAACTTTGCGGTTGTACAGTTCAACCCATCGCAACACAGCAACCGGAGAACGACATGACCCGCAAAGACGCCATCAACTGGATCAAGACCTACGCTGCACAGGGCAACATGGCCGCATGCACTCGCATCTACATCGAGCACCGCATCAGCCGCAAGGTCTACGATGAAGCAGTGGCGGCTGGCCGGGCCTTTGGCAGGTTCATTGAGCAGCGCGACGCAGCAAAGCAAGCCACCTGACCCACCATGACCCTCATCCTGAAAATCGCATGCACCGCCCTGCTGTGGGCGATCCACCCCATCCTTGGCGTGCTGGCGCTGCTGGACACCATCGCATGGGCTCTTGACGAGTACGACCTTTAACCACCAACCCAAGCACCACCATGACCAGCATCAAGATCCCCACCAAGATCCTCGCCGCAGCCGTGAGCATGGCGCCCAAGAAGGACGTTCGCTACTACCTCAACACCGTGCTCATCGAGCTGGTGAAGGACGGCACCACCTTCGTGGTGAGCACCGACGGCTCCGCGCTGTTCGCCGCCCGCCTCCCTCGCGATCACATCGAGAGCATCGAGAGCATCGGGCATTCGCGCACCTTGATGATCCCCCGCGACGTGGCCGAGGCCGCCGCCAAGACCCGCGCCGGCTGCGTGACCCTGCGCATCGCAGACACCGGCACCGAGCACTCGCTGACCACGGGCGCCGTCGAGCACAAGTTCACCCAAGAAGATGGCCGGTTCCCCGACTGGCGCCGCGTCATCCCGGCTACCGAGCCCACGGGCGCCGGCGCGCACCTCGATGCCCGCCGGTCCTACGCCGCGGCCATGGCCGTGGACCTGGCCGAAGGCTATCCGAAGAAGCTGCAAGGCTGGATCGGCCGGTGGGACTGGCGCGGCCCCGACAATGCTGCCGTCTACGTCGGCGCCAGCGGCGAGAACATCGCTGTGGTGATGCCCATTCGCTCGCGCACCCTGCACAAAGCCACCCCCTTCAAGTTCTAAGGAGCACCACCATGACCCCCAAGCCCTTCACCTACACGGCATCCGACGACCCGGTGAAAGTCAGGGCCGCCGCCGTTGCCCGCATTCCCGAGCTCGAGGCCGAACTGGCCCACCTCCGCAGCCTGCTCCCGCCCGGCCTCCGCGTCATTGACCAGACGATGGCCGAACGCGATCTGATGCGCGCCCAGCTCGCCAAGGCGGTGCAAGAGCGCGACGAGGTCCGCGCCGAGAACAACCTGCTGCGCGCCCAGCTCGCCAAGACGGTGCGCGAGCGCGACATGCTGGCCATTGGCCTCCAATAATTCGCCCCAATCCACAACCCTAGGGTGTTGCAACAACTCCGACGTTGTCGCACAATCCCGCCCACAACTTTGAGGTTTTGATATGTCCGCCAAACCCATCGAACCAGGCAAGACCTACCTCGTGACGTGCAAACACTTCACCGCGGTGTTCTGCGCCAGCAACGCCGCCGACGCCATCGTGCAAGGCATTGAGCAACTCATCCTGCGAGGAGTGCAAGCATGAGCGCCCGGCACCCGCACCTGGCCAACCTCACCGACAAGGAGCTGGCGCACCATGCTCGCAACCGCCCCGCCCTCTCCACCCTGGAGGCCGAGCTGCTCGGGCGGCTCGTAGCCTGGCTGGATGCGAGCGACGAGCAGGAACTGTGCCAAGCTCGGGAGCTGCGCACCAAGCTGGAAGATGCCGAGGCCGTCCTTGACGCGCTGCGCGAGGAGCTCAACCACGCTCGGCCCTTCGTCATCGCCCTGCGCGCCGCCGGCATCAACGACACCGGCACCTTGACCAAGCGGCTGCGCATCGCCAGCGCCGCCATCAATTTGTTCCACACCATCAACCACTGAAGCAACCGGAGAAAACCATGTTTCCCATGACCGTCACCATCCACAACCAGCAACAACTGCAGGCCGTGCTGGCCGCCATGTCCACCGCCGCGCTGCCGGCCCTCGGCGCCGCACCGCTGCCCGCCATCGAGCCGGCGCAGGCCACGGCCCAAGCCACCAAGGAGGTCGCCGCCGCGCCGGTGGAAAAGTCCAAGGCCACCAAGAAGGAAACCACTGCCGCGACGGCCACCCCTGCCACTTCGCAGCCTACTGCCGAGGTGGGGGCGGCCGCTGCGCCCGCGCCGAAGGACACGAACACGCAATCGTCCGCCACGCCGGAGTCTGCCGGTGCCGACTCTGCACAGGATGATGGCCAGGCCGAAGCCCCGACCTACCAAGACGCCGCCGCGGCCATCACCAAACTGTCCCGCGTCAAGGGCCGTGATGCCGCCATTGCGCTGCTGGCCGAGTTCAAGGCGGCCAAGCTGCCCGATGTCAAGCCCGAGCAGTTCGCCGCCATCATCGCCAAGGCCACGGCCCTGGCCGGGGAGTGAGCGCCATGGCAGCACACGCCCGACTTTCGCCCAGCGGCGCGGCCAAGTGGCTGGCCTGCCCTGGCAGCCTCGCCATGGAGCGCGGCATCCCTGGCACCTCCAGCGAGCACGCTGACGAGGGCACCGTGGCCCACGCGCTCGGCGAGATGGCCTTGACCGACGGCATCGACTGCTTCGCCTACGTCGGCCAAATCGTCCAAGTCGCTGGCAAGGACTGGACCATCACCCGCGAGATGGCCGACTACGTGCAGGACTATGTGGCGGCCGTGCGCGCCCAGGTCGGTGCCGTTGGTGACCTGGCCGTGGAGCAGCGCGTGGACTTCTCCCACGTGGTGGGTGTGCCCGAGCAGTTCGGCACGGCCGACGCCATCGTGCTCACCCCCGTGGCTGATGGCTGCTATGAGCTGCAGATCCACGATCTGAAGTATGGCCGCGGCGTGGAGGTGGACGCCGAGGGCAACCCGCAATTGCGCATCTACGCGCTGGGGGCTTTGGGTGAGCTCGAGCTGCTGTACAACATCTCGCAGGTCCGCACCTTCATCCACCAGCCGCGCCTCAGCCACGTGTCCGAGGAGCTGCTCACCGTGGCCGAGCTGCAGGAGTTCGCCCGCCAGGTGCGCGAGGGCGCGCAGCAAGCCATCCACTGGCTCGGCCAAGACGGCAAGCCCAGCGCCGCGGCGCTCACTCCGGGCGAGAAGCAATGCCGGTGGTGCAAGGCCAAGGCCACGTGTCCGTCGCTGCGCGCCGAGGTGGTCGGCACGGTGGCGCTCATCAACCCCGCCACGCCGGACGAGTTTGCCGACCTGAGTGTGTCCGAAGTTCACCGCATGTCGCCGGACGTTGATGATGCTGCATGGCTTACCGCCAGCATGGACAAGGTGGACCTCATCGAGTCGTGGTGCAAGGCGGTGCGCGCCGAGGTCGAGCGTCGCCTGCTGGCCGGTGATGGCGTGCCTGGGTACAAGCTGGTCGAGGGCCGCCGCGGCCCGCGCCAGTGGGCCGATGCCGAGCAGGCCGAGGCTGCGCTCAAGGCCATGCGGCTCAAGGTTGAAGAGATGTTTGACCTCAAGCTCATCTCGCCGACCACGGCCGAGAAGCTGCACAAGGCCGGCACCATCGGCCCGCGCCAGTGGCCCAAGGTGCAGGCACTCATCACCCAGGCCGAGGGCAAGCCCAGCGTGGCACCTGAAAGCGACAAGCGGCCCGCCATCACGGTGGCGCCTGCGCTCGATGAGTTCGACGCTGCCCCTGGCGCCAGCGCCGACACCAGCGCGGATGGGCTGGTGTGATGAGCCAGGCACCCGAGCAAGGGGCCACGCCGCCCCCGCCCATTCTCCCCGCTGAGGCCGTTGCTCTGCTTCAGCGGGCCGCACAAACCCCGGTCACACCGCGCGATCCGCTGGCGCGCGTCAAGGCCATCGAGCAAGCCAACCAGCGCATCCGCAACCTGTTCCCCCATCTTTTCCAAACGGAGATTTGAACCATGAAGATGAAACTCGAAAACGTCCGCCTGGCCTTCCCCCAACTGTTCGAGGCCAAGACCGTCAACGGTGAAGGTGAGCCCGCATTCTCGGCCTCGTTCCTGTTCGCCCCTGACCACCCCGCCGCCAAGCTGCTGGCCGACGCACAGGAAGAAGTGGGCAAGGCCAAGTGGGGCGCCAAGTGGCCCCAGGTCAAGAAGGAGATGGAAGCCAAGGACCGCATGGCGCTGCACGACGGCGACGCCAAGGCGAGCTATGCGGGCTTTGAAGGCAATCTCTACGTGTCGGCCCGCAACAAGGTGCGGCCCACCGTGGTGGACACCGACCGCAGCCCGCTGGTGGCCGCTGACGGCAAGCCCTACGCCGGTTGCTACGTCACCGCGCTGGTCGAGCTGTGGGCGCAGGACAACAACTTCGGCAAGCGCATCAACGCCAGCCTGCGCGGCGTGCAGTTCAAGCGCGACGGCGACGCCTTCGGCGGTGGCGGCGTGGCATCTGACGACGAATTCGACGACCTGAGCGAAGGCGCCAACGCCGACGGCCTCGTGTGATGAGCCAAGAGCCCTGGGCTGGGCGCCCAGGGCTCTTTGGTGAGGGGCGGCGCGCGGCCGCGCACCACCGGGCAAAGAGCTGCAAGACCCGGCGCCCCTCACCAAAGAGCAACGACAGCAGCACCATGAGCACCCCTACCATCCTCGACCTCGACCTCGAAACCTACAGCGAGACACCCATCACCCACGGCACGCACCGGTACGCTGAGGGCGCCGAGATCCTGCTGCTGGCCTGGGGCATTGACGGCGGCCCGGTGGCGGTGGTGGATGAGGCCAACGGCCAGCCCCGCCCGGCCGAGCTGCTCGAAGCGCTGGCCGATCCGGCCGTGATTGTGCGCGCGCACAACTCTCACTTCGACCGCACCGTGCTGCGCCACACCGGCACCCCCATCCCCGTTGAGCGCTGGCGCGACACCATGGTGCAGGCGCTGGCGCACTCGCTGCCCGCCGGCCTGGGTGATCTGTGTGAGGTGCTCAAGGTGCCCACCGACAAGTCCAAGGACAAGGCCGGCAAGCAACTCATCAATCTCTTTTGCAAGCCCCGCCCGGCCGGCAGCAAGATCCGCCGCGCCAACAAGTTCACCCACCCGGCTGAGTGGGAGCGCTTCACCGAGTACGCCGCGCTCGACATCCACGCCATGCGCGAGTGCGCCCAGCGCATGCCGGCGTGGAACTACCAAGGCAGCGAGCTCGCGGCCTGGCACCTGGACCAGCGCATCAACGACCGCGGGTTCTGCGTGGACTTGGAGCTGGCGCACGGCGCGCTGCGCGCAGTGGACCGGGAGCAAAAGCGCCTGGCCCAGCGCACCAACAAGCTCACGGACGGCGCGGTGTCGGCGGCCACGCAGCGCGACGCCCTGCTGGCCCACCTGCGGGCCGTCTACGGGGTGGAGCTGCCCGACATGCAGGCCAGCACGCTCGAGCGCCGGGTGCAAGACCCCGACCTGCCAGAGCCGGTGCGCGAGCTGCTCGCCGTGCGCCTGCAGGCCAGCACCTCGAGCACGGCCAAGTACAAAACCGTGGTGAACGCTGCGAGCAGCGACGGCCGCCTGCGCGGCACGCTGCAGTTCAACGGCGCCAGCCGCACCGGCCGGTGGGCCGGCCGGCTCTTTCAGCCGCAGAACATCGCCCGCGGAACCATCAAGAACCCGGCCGAGCTCGAGCTCGGCATTGAAGCACTCAAGACTGACACGGCGGACCTCATCTATGGCGACTGACACCCGGTACTCCATCATGGACCTTTGCTCATCCGCCATCCGCGGGTGCATCGTCGCGCCGCCCGGCAAGAAGCTGGTGGTGGCCGACCTCTCCAACATCGAGGGCCGCATGCTCGCGTGGCTGGCCGGTGAGGACTGGAAGCTCAAGGCGTTCGCCGAGTTCGACGCCGGCACCGGCCCCGACCTCTACGCCGTGGCCTACGCCAAGAGCTTCGGCGTCACGCCCGAGAGCGTGATGGAGGACAAGAAGGCGGGCGGCAACCAGCGCCAGGTCGGCAAGGTGCAAGAGCTGGCGCTGGGCTACGAGGGCGGGGTGGGCGCGTTCCTCACCTTCGCCGCGGCCTACCGGCTGGACCTCGAGGAGATGGCCGACCAAGCCATTGACGCCATCCCCCAGCACATCATGCTCGAGGCGCGCGACGCACTGGCCTGGGCCAAGCGCAGCAAGCGCGACACCTTCGGCTTGTCAGATCGCGCCTGGTTGGTGTGCGAGTCGTTCAAGCGCTCGTGGCGCTACGCGCACCCGGCCATCTCATCGTGGTGGCGTGAGCTCGGTGACACCGTGCGCCAAGCCATCGCCGAGCCCGGCGTCACGTTCACCAGCCGCCGCCTCAAGATCCGCCGCGATGGCGCCTGGCTGCGCGTGCGCCTGCCCTCGGGCCGGTTCCTGTGCTACCCCTCGCCCGCGCTCGAGGACAACACCATCACATACATGGGCACCAACCAGTACAGCCGCAAGTGGTGCCGGCTCAAGACCTACGGGGGCAAGCTCGCCGAGAACATCACGCAGGCCGCGGCGCGCGACGTGCTGGTGGCCAACATGCCGCTCATCGGGGCCGACGGCGCCGAGGTGGTGCTCACCGTCCACGATGAAGTGATCGCCGAGGCACCCGACTCCCCTGAGTTCACGGGCGAGCGGCTGGGCAACCTGCTGGCTACCGTGCCGCCCTGGGCCGACGGCCTGCCACTGGCCGCTGGCGGGTTCGAGGCGTACCGCTACCGCAAGGACTGATTAGGGTTTTCACTAATACAACTCGTCGGTTGTCACAACTACAGTCACCACATCACAACCAACGAGGAGCAGCGCCATGCGCCTGAAAACCTTTGTCCGAAAGTTCCGCCTCTACCGCTCGATTGGCCTGCGGTTCGGTGTCTCCATCCGCACCGCTTGGAGGATGAGCAAATGAGCAAGTGCACCATCACAAAGCAGTTCGTCACCCCCTGCGACGCGCTCAAAAAGGCCACCGACTTCGCGCCCATCCCGAGCGGGAAGACGCGCGGCATTTTCCGCAACGATCTGGTGGACGAGAACTTTGAGCCCGTGCGAACCATCTTCGGTGTGAAAACCGACGAGTTCAAGCGCGGCCTGGCTTTCAACTTCTGCCCGTGGTGTGGCACGGATCTTACGCCAGTGCACCCCCGCTACGCACCTCTGCCCGAAGAAGGGAGCCAAGCATGAGCCCCGCCCTTCTGGCCCTGGCCGCTGCCGTGCTCATCGGCCTCATCTTCATCGTCGCGTGGGAGCTGGCCCATGGCCGCGCCACCGACACACCCAGCAACTACCGCGACACCCGCGGCGGCCGGCCCGTCTACCGCTGCGCGCTGTGCGGTGGCGAGCACCCCCGATCACGCTGCCCATGGGGAGGCATCCATGCTAGAAACTGACGTTGAGCGCCACCTCGTGGCCCGGGTCAAGGAGCTCGGCGGCGAGGTGCGCAAGGTCCGATGGATCGGCCGCAACAGCGCACCCGACCGGCTCGTGATGCTGCCCTACGAAAAGGTGGTGTTCAACACCGCTATTTGGGTCGAGCTCAAGAACCCCGACACCATCAAGACTTTCCCGGCCGACGCCCGCGAGCGCGCCCAGGACCGTGAGCACCAGCGCATGCGCGCCATGGGCCAGCGCGTGGAGGTCATCGGCACCATCGAACAAGTTGAGGAGCTGCTGAGATGAGAAAGCGCAGCCGCTACAAACCGAGGCCCATGCTGGTCAACCCCGTGGCCTACGTGCTCGAAAGCGTGGGCCCGCTGGCCCAGCACCGCGAAGACCTCACCGAGCTCAAAGTCAAGAACCACGCGGCCATGCTGGCACTCACGCAGGGCCAAGCCGCGCGGCCCGAGATGGACGTGCTCATCGCCATGAGCAACGTGACCGAGGCGCTCACCCGCATGGGCTTCGGTGACGCATTCACCGAGGTGGCCAAGGCCGGGCAGCAGGCGCTGCTGGCCGTGTGCCGTCGCGGCTCGGGCGCCGGCCACTTCGCGCTGCGCTACGAGGAGCGCGTGGCGCTCAACGAACTGCTCGACCTGCACGATGCGCAGATGTCAGTCATCACCGTGGGCGAGCTGGACAAAGCCCTTGCCATGATCGCCAGAGAACGCCGCGCCGGACGAATGGAGAAGATCCGCGCCGCGGCCTGAACAACCGGAGAGAACCATGTTGCCACCCAACACCATGCCCACCCACTACAACCATCTGCGGCCCAAGAAGCCCACCGGCCCGTTCAAAGAGGGCGCCCAGGTGGTGACGCCGCCGCACGTCAAGGTGCAGCGCATCCCCTACCGTGGCCCCGCGCCCAGCTACGAAGGCCCGGCCTTTGTGACCGGGGGCAACCAGCGCGGCCGCGTGCTGCAGGAGGTGAAGGCATGAGCACCGAACAACTGACGAACGAACAACTGACAAAAGCCCTGTACACGGCCTGGAGGCTGAGCCAGGGCATGTGCGGGCCGCAAGATCAGAGGGAGGCCGCCGCCGTGATGCTCCGCCTGCACGCGCTTGTGACCACCTACGAAGCGGACAAGATCCAAGGCACCCCCACCGCGCCCACGCCAACGCCCGTACCCACGGCCGCGCTGGTGGAGGGCGAGCCGTTGGAGCGTGCATTCCAGCAGTCCTGCCTGTACATGTTCACTGGCCACAACGATGTCGAGAGGTACATGGCATCCCTTAGGGAGTTCGCACGCATCATTCAGCGTGAGTTCTGTAAACACAACAACATCAAGCTGGAAGGGGGCCAGGGATGAGCACCGAACGGCCGACGCGAGCCAAACGACCGACGCGAGCCAAACGACCGACGAAAGCCGAGATGCTGGCCCGGTGGCTGAGCATGGGCATTTGCGGGCTGCAAGATCAGCGGGATGCCTCCGCCGAGCTGCTCCGCCTGCATGCGCTTGTGGCCGCCTACGAGGCAGAGAAGGCCAAGGCCGCGCCCGCCGTACCAACCGGATTGAAACTGGTGCCGGTGGAGCCGACGCCAGACATGCTCAAGGCCTGTGAAGCTGAATGGTTCGGGAGTCAGGTGGACATGGCAAAACGAGAATGGGCCGCCATGCTTGCCGCCGCCCCTGCCGCGCCTGACGCCGTTTGCATGGGCCGTGATGAACTCATCAACATGCTGGATGATCTCGTACCGCTTTTGCAGTCTCATGTGAGGTCAGTGCGGGACTGGCGCGAACAACATGCCGCCACTTCCGCGCCCGCGAGCGTTAGCGAAGCT